TATCAAGATTTTCAAATCTCAACAAGCATTAGCCGCAGCCTGTGGAGTTAGTCAGAACGCTGTTAGTAAATGGCTTAATGGCGGCTCAATCTCTTTGGAAAATGCTTTAAAAATCGAAAAAGCAACCAATGGAAAGGTAAAAGCGGAAATGTTTTCAAAAGAGTTTTCTAGTTTATTAGCTAGAAATTAGGCGACAAAAAAAGCCCCTGCTGTAACAGAGGCTTTGATTAAGTCGTATGTAATAACCTTTATCAGTCGGAGGACATCAAAAGATGACTAAATTATCACCTAAATTTAATGAAAACGCAAACGAAAGTTCAAGCAAAACTCAAAAAAGCGTTAATCCTTAAAGCCTTACAACAAGGAGACCGCTTAATTCACTTAGATGCGGAAAAACGTTTTAATTGCTTACGTCTTGGCGCAAGAATTTATGACCTAAAACAACAGGGTCACAAAATCGAAAGACGAATGATTGTAGTACCTAGTGGCAAATGCGTTGCTGAATACAGATTGGTGGCTTGATATGGAAAGATTATTCTCACCAGAATTTGTAGCTAGATTAGACGATAGAGAAAAAAATCCTAGCGTACGAAGCAGTAAAAAGAGAGCTAAGAGAGCGAAACGCAAGCCAAGAAGAATACGACAGAGTAACAGATCAAGCGATTGAGGAATTGGAAATATGAAACCGTCAGAAATACTAAAAAATACAGGTAGAGCGATTGCATACCGCCCAAATTTAGCACGTTTATTTGGTGGTGTTATTGCTGAAGTATTCTTTGAGCAAATCTTCTACTGGCAAGATAAAACAGATTCAGATCTTGGAGTTTACAAAACTCAAGAAGAATTAGAAGTTGAGACTGGTTTATCAAGAAAAGAACAAGAAACTGCTCGCAAATTGCTCCGTGAAAAAGGTGTTTTAATCGAGACTTATAAACGTTTGGAGCATCGTCTTTATTACAAGATTAACTGTGACAAATTAGACGAATTATTAGCAACATTGGCGAATGTACAAAACGAACATTCCCCAATGTCCGAAAGTGACATTCGGGAGTACGACAAAGTGACATTCGTTAATACACTAGATTACAACACTAGATTACATATAAATAACCCCTTACCCCTTAACGGGGAATCTGCTAACGCAGAACATTCGGAAGTCGGGGGTGCGGACAAGCCGCACACTGGCAAAAAACAAAATTCAATCAAGGTTAATTATTCAGCAGTAGCAGAAACATACAACGACTTGGTGAAAGAATTAAATTCAAATCTACCACTAATCGCAAATCCATCACAGTTAAGTGATAAACGCAAGAAAGCGATTGAGAAACTTGCTCAAGTGTTTATTAAACGATTTGAAATTGAGTCCGATGTAGAGTCCGCCCTTGGTGAGTATTTCAAAGACTTCTTAAAGTCCGCCACGAATTTCTACTTTGGCGAAAACAATCGAGGCTGGAAAGCAGATTTTGAATATATCTTGAGAGAGACAACACTGGATAAAGTTTTAGAGGGGAATTGGTAATGGTAACGCAAGATAATAACTACAACCTAGAATACGGACTAATCAGCTCAATGCTGGCGACTGGATTGACTGCTCAAGCTCGTGAAGTGATTAGTTGGCTAGAACCTGAAATGTTCGCAACCTACAATCTAGGTGCTTTATACGCAAATATTCGCAAACAAGCTCGTAAACACGATTTAATCGACTTCTTGCTGCTTTCTCAAGACTATGGCGAAAACCTAGCAACGTTAGCAGAAATGGCAAACGGTGCGACTTATGGCGGAAATCTTCTAGGTTATGCGGAAAAAATCCATTCTTCTTGGATAAACCGTTCAGCTCAACAAACTATGCTTAAACTTGCTGGCGAAATGTCACAAGCTCGCAACGAAAGCCAAGTGAATGAATTAACTCAAAAAGCGTTAAATCAAATTCAAAAGCTCCTTGTCAGCAAAACAGAAATCAAACCTGTGGCAATGGGTGAATTAATGGATTCTTACATTGACGTATTGGAAAAACGCTCACAAAGCGATTTTAAAGAGCGTTTACTTTATACAGGCATTAAGGCAGTGGATAACATTCTAGGCGGCATCAATTCTACTGACATCGTAGTGGTCGCAGGTCGTCCAGGTACAGGTAAAACAGAATTCGGCCTAACACTCACACGAAACATCGCTAAGAACAACGGTTCAGTATTGTTTTTCAGCCTTGAAATGGGAAATTTCCAATTAATTGACCGTTTGTTAAGTGCGACTGGTGGTGTTGGTGTTAAAAAGCTCCGCAATCCACAAGAATTAGATGATTTAGATTACAACCGATTAACCAATGCAATCACCGATATTCGTGACCAGAAAGTCTATTTTGTTGACCGTGGCGGTTTATCAGCAGATGAAATCTGTGCGATTACAGAAAGACACTTGAGCGAAGTAGGAAGTCTATCCGCAATCGTGATTGATTATTTAGGCTTAATGGATCACAAGCAAGCAAATAACATCAACCTAACCCAAGCTATCGCCAACTCAATGAGCAAGCTCAAAACGTTTAGCAAGAATTTCAACATTCCGATTATTTTACTTTGTCAATTAAACCGTGAAGTGGATAGTCGAGCAGTTAAACGTCCAGCCAACTCCGATTTAAGAGATTCAGGCTCAATCGAACAAGATGCTAGTCAAATCATTATGCTTTATCGTGAGGGTGCTTATAAAGCCAATACGGATAATCCGTATTCAGAAGCCATTATCACTAAAAACCGTTTTGGTGAATTAGGCACTGCGTATATGAGATTCGATAAAGGTCATTTTGTTGATTGTGACCAAGCAAAAGCCTATCAAGAATTAAACGAAAAACCACAGCAAGCACCGAAAAGCTATGCGAAAAGTTATGGGAAAGGAGCTAACTAATGACAGAGCAAAAATTTGATAAAGATACATGGCAAACACCGAAGTATTTTTTTAATTGGCTAAACAAGCGCTTTGATTTTGATATTGATGGCTGTGCGAATGAGCGTAATGCTCTTTGTCTAAATTGGATTGGCGAGGGTAGTTCACTCGGTAAAGACTTTTTAGATACAAAAACACCTTACCCTTATCGCAATCTGAGTTTTTATGTCAATCCCCCTTACTCTGATGTAACTCCATTTTTGAAGGCAGCAAAGGAGTTAAGAGATAAAGGGCATTTAGTTGTGATGTTACTCAATAACGATAAATCAACACAGTGGTATCAAAACCACATTCACAACGTGGCAAATGAAGTGATTGATATTACAGGTGGACGAATTGCATTTATTCATCCAGTAACAGGTAAGGAAATAAAAGGCAACTCAAAAGGACAGATGGTCGTAGTCTTTGATCCAACAATGGAAGACTTTGTCACACGTTCAATTAGCCTTGATTTTATTAAAAAGGTTGGTGGGTATAGCAAATGAGTTTTGAGGAACATAACAATCGCAAGAAAGCGAATAAGTTTGCTGAGTACATCACGGGGGAATCTTTGCGCCGATATTTGGCTGGTAAAGTCGAGAAGTACTTAGGTAAAAATCCAAGTGTTTTTGATGGTGCAGCAGGCAGTGGACAGCTTGAGCAGTATATTAAACCTAGTGAGTTCATTGCGGTGGAAATTCAGTCGGAATCATGTGCGGCATTGGAAAATAATTATCCAGATGCTGAAATTCATAATATGAGTTTTTTCTTGTATCAAAGCGAGCAAAAAAGTGATTGTGTTGTAATGAATCCGCCTTTTTCACTTAAATTTAAAGAGTTAAGCGCGGAAGAGCAGGAATCTATCACGGCAGAATATCCGTGGAAAAAATCTGGTGTAGTTGATGACGTGTTTATGTTAAAGGGGCTAGCTAATGCTAAGCGATTTGGTTTTTTCATTATGTTCCCGGGTATTGGATACCGTAACACGGAAAAGAAACTCCGTGAAGTTATTGGGAATCAATTAGTCGAGTTGAATTTGATTCAAAACGCCTTTGAAGATACGCCAATTTCAGTGCTTTTCTTGGTGGTTGATAAAACCAAGTCGAATAACAAAACATACCGTGAATTGTATGACTGTGCCACGAATAAAATAATTAACGCTGATGAATGGTTAATTGATTCTGATAAATGGGACACGGCTTCACCGCCAGAGCCGCCAAAAGAAAAAGTAGATCCAATGAAATTAGAGTTGATGTCGCAAGCTCAATTAAAAGAGCAAGTGAGAACTCAAATTCAATTTAGCCGTTTGGTATTTGATTTGGAGCGTTGGCCTAGAAAAGATTTTGAAAAATTTTGCGATGAACTTTGTGAAGTTATTCAATTTGAGAAGAAAGATCCAGGATTGCCTCCATTAGGAATGATGCTATGAGCCAATATAGACAATTTTTTCTACGCTCAAACCAAGTGCGGTTGAATTGCATTGATTTTATCAAAGAACTACCAACGGACGATAAAAAACCGTTGGTGGTAAAAATCCAACCGATGACACGTTCGCTTGAGCAAAATTCAAAGTTACACGCACTACTTAGCGATATTAGCAAACAGTGCAAATTTAACGGTGAAAAAAGAGATATCGACACTTGGAAGATGATTATGGTATCGGCTCATAAAATCGCAACAGGTGGCAAAGCTGAAATGGTAATCGGGCTTGAGGGTGAAGTAATCAATCTACGAGAAAGCACAGCACAAATGAGCGTACAGCGATTGGCAAGCCTTATAGAGTATGTTCAATCGTGGGCGGTAGAGAACGATGTAATTCTTAGCAATGGCTGGAGGCACTAGATGAGAGAAGAAATAGCGTTGGCGATTGTGTTGTTTGCGGTTGCTGTTGTGATTATTTGGTTGGTGGATAGTGCAAATGATGAATGATAAAGAATTATGGTTATTGATTTTATCTTATATCTGCATGATAGCAGGTGTTATTTTAATCACTGGTAAATGGTGGTAGATATGAATAAACCTAAGGAAACCAAATGCAAAGTATGCGGTTGTTACTTTGTGAAAAGTATAAGCTCAATGCAGAAAGTCTGTTCGCCAAAATGTGCGATAGTTTTATCAAAAGAGCAGGCAAGAAAGAAACGGGAAAAACAGGATAAACAAGAGCGGTTAGAAACCAAGAAAAGAATGGCCGCACTTAAACAAAAAATCAAAAGCCGCTCCGAGTGGTTAGATGATTTACAAAGCTGGGTAAATAAATTCATACGCTTAAGAGATAAAGACGAGCCTTGTATATCTTGTGGTCGTTATCATCAAGGACAATATCACGCAGGACACTATCGAAGTCGTGGAGCTTGTCCAGAGTTAAGATTTAACGAGGACAACATCCATAAACAATGCGCCCCTTGTAATAACCAAAAGAGCGGAAACGCCATAGAGTACAGAATAAATCTAGTTAAGAAAATTGGTATTGAGCGAGTAGAATTTCTTGAACGACAAGACCATCCACCATTAAAACTAACAATCGAAGAAATCAAAGAGCAAATTAAAATCTACAAGGCTAAAGTTAAGGAACTAGAGAATGAATAAATTCAGCGAAATACCAGAATTAGACTACGACCAAGTACAATTCGTTGACAATAGAATGTATTCTTGGGGTGGCTGGATTAATAGCGGAAGATTGGATAAACCAGAGCTAAACATTCTCTACAAACTTATGAAAAGCGTAGAGCCTAGAGATGAGCCAAGTAATGCTATTTGCGATGATGAGTTAGGAATGATGATTAGTGAACAGATTGAAATGTTCTTCAAGAAATACGATGAACGGATGCACTTCATTCTTTTCTCGTACTACGTCCATAGATTAACAGTAAATAGAATAGCTACAAAACTAAGAGAGCGTGAAGAACCTCAATATATGCAGCCTTGTAATGGCAAGCGTGATATTAGAATTCCTTGCTTAAAGACCTGTAAGCGTAGAGTAGAGAAAGATTTGGCACTGATGAAAGCGATTATCTACGAGAAACTAATCAAGATTGAAGTTAAATTAGCAATAGAAAGCGAGAAAAGAAAAAATATTAAAAAAATTCGATTTATATATTGACATACTTGTCATCTTGTCCTATCATAATCATATACGGTGGTCGTATTGTAAGTAGTAAACACCGAAATAAATTCAATATAGCCCTGATCGGAAACGGTCGGGGTTTTTTATTGGGCGATTAACTCAGTTGGTAGAGTGGCAGCCTGTTAAGTTGTGTGTCACTGGTTCGAATCCAGTATCGTCCGCCAATCCTCAAGCTCACGTTTATTGCGTGAGCTTTTTTATTGCCCCGCAAACAAATGGCGAGGTGGAGTATGAGAAAAATGCTAAAAGACGCAGGAAATCAAAGCGTATTCTGGTCTGGCTTTGGTGCATTTTGGGCTATGTATACGCTGCAAGAGTGGCTCGCTATCTTCGGGCTTTTGATTGGTTTAATCAGTGGTTTAGTCAACATGTACGCAAAGTTTGAAGAAAGCAAGGTTAGACAAAACGAAGAGCGCAGAGCGGATGAGCTTCACAAGTTAAAGATGGAACAATTAAAGCGAGGATTAAGAGATGGTACTGTCGAAGACTAGAGGTGCATTAGGCGCTTGCTCGGTTCTTGCTGTTGTTGGGATTATGTATGCCAACTTTAGTAATGAGATTAGGTTAAGTAGAGCTGGAGCGGAAATAATCGGTAACGCTGAGGGCTGTATGGCAACTCCATATAAATGTCCGGCTGATGTATTAACTGTTGGCATTGGCTCAACAGAATACTCAGGGCAAAAGATAGAGCCTAAGAAAAAATACACAAACGAAGAAATCGCCTACCGATGGAAGAATGACATTAAGCTCGCTGAATCTTGTGTAGATAAATATGCCAACGGAAGAATGCTGCCACAATCTGTTTTTGACGCTATGGTATCTGTCACGTTTAATAACGGATGCGGCAATCTTAAAAATTCAACAATGTTTCGATTAATGCGAAACGGTAATTATGTTGCTGGGTGTAATCAACTTCTACGCTGGGTTTATGCTGATGGGCGAAAGCTGCAAGGCTTAGTTAAGCGTAGGGAAAAGGAAAGGGCATTATGTTTAGCAGATTTAAAATCTACGCAATCTCAATTATCGCATTAACCATTTTGGGCTTGTGCGGTTGGATTTGGCACCAATCAAAGAATATAGATGAACTAAGAGCTGAAAACCAAGTGCAAGCCCAAACCATTAAAAGCCAAGAGCAAGTTAATCAATCGCTAAAAGATACGATTGAGACAGAACGCCAAGCGGTAGAACAACAGAGAGTAATCCATGATGAAATCAAACAAGCAGCACAAGACAAAATCCAAGTGGTTCGGAAAATCATTAAGACACAACCTTGCTATAGCACTCGTATTAACGATGACGCTATTGAGCGGTTGCACCAATAAGGTAACAACTAAGACGGAGTATATATATCCGCCTCAAGCATTTCTAACGCCTTGTGTTAAAACTCCATTCACTGGTAGCACATACGGTGAGGCGGTAGAACACTTAATCATAGTGCAAGGTGAGCGTGATATGTGTGCTAGTCAAATCACAAACATTAACAAGTGGATTGAATCTACAAAGAGCAGTAAGTAATCTAAGGTTGATTTATTCTTTTGTGGTAGTAATATTTCATAAGTTCAAACGATTAACAGGAATAACAATGGAAGATAATAAACCACTCAACAATAAACAATCTAATTCTCAATTCCACAACCTTGTTTTGTTGTCCAGAGAGATGAATAAGAATTTCAATGTTGATGGAATCATCCGGTTGATTGAAGATATCAATCTTGGTATTAAAGAGTTGAATGCCAAGCAATAAGCGATTCGAGTAAAGACTGCTAAATTAGCGGTCTTTTTTTTATTTCAGAGGTAAGACATGAAAATCGGTAATATTGTAAAACTCCGTAATGGAACATTATGCGATGTAGTTTATGAAACACAATTCGGTAAATGGTTATTAGTCGAAAAGACCGAAACAGAAGAACCTCCATTTAGTCACTAGCATAATGCCAACGGTACATTCTACGCAGACGATGAAAGTCAGTTAGATGTTATTGAGGTGATTGAATGATTGGTGGTGATAACTGTGGTTGAATGAATTTTGATTGTAAGGTTTACATCATAACAAGATAAATAAAGGTGAGTTAGTAGCTCGCCTTTTTTATTGGTGACCATATGGGAAGAGAGAGCTTGCATTATCTGTATAACAGAAAGGCATGGAAGGAATTAAGGCTTGACCACTTAGCAAAAGAACCTCTTTGTGTATTTTGTCAGAGAGAGGGAAAGCTAACACCTGCCACAGTGGTTGACCATATAACACCGCACAAAGGTAGCTTAGATTTATTCTTTGATGATAACAATCTTCAGTCATTATGTAAGTTACATCATGACAGTTCCAAACAGAAAGCTGAAATTAGAAAAATAAATCAAATTGGTTGCGATATAAATGGACTTCCGATTGATGAAGAACATCCGTTCAACAAGGGGAGGGGTGAGTGAAAAGTTCGAAGCAAAACTCCAAAAAACCGCCATCAGAACACTGAATTATTGCTAATACAGTTTTTCTAGTAAATTAATAACAAATTAAGAGGTAAAACCTATGAGTAGTCGCAAACTCCGAAGTGATAGCACTACAGCAAAGGTATTAGCTAATAATGCGGCTCAAAGAAAGACAGAGCCGCCTCAAAAGCTCACTAAACAAGAAAGTCGCTATTGGGAAAGCATTATTACAAGTCGAAATCCGGATAGCTGGACACCGATTGATAAAGAGCGAGCTGTCAAGTTGGCTAAATTGTACGTAGAGCTTGATGATTACGAAAACGAACTAGCTACAACAGCTAGACGATGGATTAAAACCGATAACGGTGTAATGAAACAACATCCATTGCATTATGTTATCGAAGATTTGTATAAGCGCGAAATCCAAATGTGCCGTAGTTTACAAATCCATAGCCGAGCAACGAATGGCGAAAGTCGTGACCAAGTGAAAACCAATCAGCTTTACCAAGATGCTCGAAATGCTATTGATGATGACGATGGCTTAATTGCAACAAGGGTAATCAACTAATGACTAAGGCTGATAAAGTAATTGCATTTATTGAGCGGTACTGCTTTGTGCCAGAGGGTGCATTAGTTGGTCAGCCGATTAAATTAGAAGAATTCCAGTTAGATTTTATTCGTGGTGTTTACGATAACCCCAACGTAACAAGTCACGGCATTTTGTCTATTGGGCGTAAGAACGGAAAAACAGCGTTAATTGCCTGTTTGCTATTAGCTCACTTAGTTGGGCCAGTGGCAATTCAGAATAGCCAAATTGTAAGCGGTGCGTTAAGTCGAGAGCAGGCATCTTTGGTGTTTAACTTGGCTGTAAAGATGATTCAACTCAATCCTAAGCTAAGCAATATCATCTCGATTAAGCCTAGTGGTAAGCGTTTAATTGGTTTACCGATGAATGTTGAATATCGAGCATTAGCGGCTGATGGTCGAACCGCACAAGGTTTATCCCCTGTGTTAGCTATCCTTGATGAAATAGGACAAATTCAAGGTCCACAATCTGCTTTCGTTGATGCAATCACTACCGCACAAGGTGCGCACAAAAATCCGTTATTGCTATCAATAAGTACTCAAGCGGCAAATGATGGTGATTTGTTGTCAATCTGGATTGATGATGCCAAGACAAGTAATGACCCTCATACAGTTTGCCATGTTTACAGTGCGGACAAGGATTTGAAAATCACTGACCCGAAAGCGTGGAAACAAGCAAATCCAGCGTTAGGCGTATTCCGTAGTGAAGATGATATTCGCAAACTTGCTGATAAAGCTAATCGTATGCCGAGCTTTGAGAATACATTCCGAAATCTAAACTTAAATCAACGAGTAAGCACTGTTTCGACATTTGTCAGCATTGACGCTTGGAAAGAAAGCAGTGCTGAGCAATCAAGCCCTAGCGGATTGACAGCTTATGGCGGTTTAGACTTATCAGCTCGCACCGACTTAACCTCTTTGGTTCTGACAACTAAAGACCCTGACGGAAAAATTAACGTTTATTCTTACTTCTGGACACCTGAAATAGGATTAGAAGATAGGTCAAAACGAGACCGTTCACCATACGATGTATGGGCTAAGCAAGGGTTCATTCGAACAACACCAAGTGCGACCGTTGATTATGCGTATGTTGTGCGAGATATAGCGGAAATTCTTTCGGATTTTGACATCGCTGCAATCGCATTTGACCGTTGGCGAATAGACATCTTTAAAAAAGAAATGGAAGCTCAAGGGATTAATCTTCCTTTAGTGCCTTTTGGGCAGGGTTTTAAGGATATGTCGCCAGCTATCGACACTCTAGAGAGTGATTTGCTAAATGGCAACTTAAAGCACGGGATGAACCCTGTTTTGACGATGTGTGCGGCTAACGCAGTAATAACCAAAGACCCAGCAGGGAATCGAAAATTTGAAAAGCATAAAGCAACAGGGCGTATTGATGGAATGGTTGCTTTGGCGATGGCTAGAGGTATTTCTGAAATGAGTGAAACGCCTCAAGATATAGACGACTTTTTACAGGATATTATTATCGGATGAACGGAGAAAATGATAAAGGCTGGTGGGGTCGGTTTTATGACCGATTGTTTAGCGGTGGTAAGCGTTTAGATAAAGGCTCAACGGTCGATCCATTTGTAAGCCAATCAACCGGCACTGGCGAACAAGTGGACGCTGAAAAGGCGCTCAAATTAAGTGCAGTATGGGCTTGCGTAAGATTAAGAAGTCAAACGGCCTCATCTTTACCGTTACACCTTAAGAACTTTGAGCGGAAAATAGCGAGAGAACACTCTTTATACAAACTCATTCACGATGCACCAAATGCAGATATGTGTGCTAGTGAGTTCTGGCAAGCCATCGTTGCTAATATTGACCTATGGGGTAACGCATACGGTCGCATTAATCGCTTAAAAGATCGAATTGTATCGCTTGATATTCTCGACCCTCAATACATGACGGTTAAGCGAAAAGATAGCGGCGAGATTGTTTATATTTACACAAAAAACAATGTAGATAGTGGTGAGTATGGCGAGGCTGAAATACTACATTTCAAAGACTTTTCGCTCGATGGATTGGTCGGATTATCTCCTATCAGCTATCTAGCTAATGTAATGGGCTTACAGATTGCTGCTAACAATGCCGCAGGAAAAGCATTTAAAAACAACTTGAAAGCTGGTGGATTTTTGAAAACTGGCGATAGAGTGTTAAATGCTGAACAACGTGATTTGGTTCGTAAAGCCTTGAATGAATACGGACAACCTGAAAACGCAGGAAAATGGATGGTTCTTGAGGCTGGGATGGAGCCAGCAAACATGTCGGGAGCTTGGATTAATCCGCAAGATGCTCAATTACTTGAAAGCCGATATTTCGGGATTGAAGAAATCTGTCGGGCGTTTGGCGTTCCGCCTCAATTAATCCATAGCACGGACAAATCTTCATCTTGGGCGTCCAGTGCGGAGCAAATTAACCAAAACTTCCTTACTTATTCGCTCGGCCCAACGCTAAAACGCATTGAGCAAACGATAGCGAGAAAGCTGTTGACGCCAGAAGAACGTGAGAAATATTACCCTATTTTCAGCGTTGAAGGCTTATTAAGAGCTGACAGCGCAGGGCGAGCAAGTTTTTACACTGCTTTGCTGCAAAATGGCGTAATGACAAGGAATGAAGTACGAGCATTGGAAAATCTACCAGCTATTGATGGTGCAGACCAATTAACAGTGCAACTAAATCTAACCTCTATCGACAAGGTGGGAGCGGATGACAAAGACAAAGACTAAAGATTTATTATTTAAAGCAGAAGCTGTCCGAGAGGATGGCTTTTTTTCTGGCTATTGCAATGTATTCGATGTTGCTGATAGCTATGACGAAGTCGTTAAAAAAGGTGCTTTCATCGAAAGTATCAAAGGCTGGAACGCTCAAAGCAAAATGCCACCAGTGCTATGGAACCACGACCGCAATCAACCGATTGGCGTATGGACCGTGCTTAAAGAAGATGAGCGTGGTTTATATGGCGAGGGTCGATTATTAATTAATGATGTGGCACGAGCGAAAGAAATCCACGCATTAATGATGGCTGGAGCGATTGACGGGCTTTCTATTGGATACAAGCTCAATAAGTGGATGTACAACGAAAAGGATGATGTTTTAGAGCTTTTAGAGATTGATTTGAAAGAAATCTCAATCGTTACATTCCCAGCTAACGAAGAAAGCCGTGTGGAAGTGGTTAAATCCGCTTTAGCTAAAGGCAGTTTGCCAACATTACCAGAATTTGAGAAAGCCTTGAGGGATTTAGGGTTTTCCAAACAGCAAGCCACAACCATTGCCAGTTATGGCTTGAGAAAACTTATTCAGGGTGAGCCTGAAAGCCAAATTGGCAACGCAATCAACATTCTAAA